CTTCTAAATATCTTTGTAAATTATTCTTTTCTTTTTCTACAGCATCTATTTCATAATCATAAGTTGCATTATGGTATTCGTATAAAGAATCAAAATCATACTCTGAATTAGAAATTGATCTTTGTAATTTCTTTTCTATAGACAAATCATTTTCAAAAGATTTGCATATAGCATCATCTATAACAGTGCCACGCCACATTGCTGGATTAGGCATATTTCTATGACCACTAACTTTAAGAATCCAAGAAGCAGGATTGGTTATGAATTGATTAATAGCGCTTGCTGATAGGTGTTCTATGCCATGAACTGCAAATGGATTATTCTTCATTTTCGTCACCATATAAATACAGATAAAGCCTTTTAGATAATTTTTGTGCAACTTTATCTTCTTCTTTAAGTTTTTTAATAAGAGCTTTGAAACCATCAATTTCATATTGATTGCCTGCTTTTTTGTGTGCTTTTAGATTCAATGTAGAATCCATGATTAATGTTTCATTATCAAAGTAGACTATACATTTACTTATTACAGTAGCTTCTTCTTTGGTTATTAGGAATGGTAGATATTCTGTCATTTTATTACCTCAATTTATTCGCATTCAATTAAATATTATATTATAATTCCATTTAGGAATAAAGAATTATGCACTTAAAAACATATTTAAACAACAACAATCTTACGCAGAATAAATTTATACAAAGCGTAAAAGAAAAAACTGGACATCAAATTCCACAAGGCACACTTGCAAAATGGATTCTTGGAACTAGAATTCCTAGAAAGCGAGATATGTTAAATATATATTTTTGCACACATAAAGAAGTTGAACCGAATGATTTTTATTTAGGAGACCCAGATGAGTTATGAAGTAAATATGACACCTACAGATTCATTAAAAGAATATGAGATGAATCCTAGAGACAATAAACGATCAGTAGACAAAGTGGTTGAAAGCATTAGGAGTTATGGTTGGAAAGTGCCAATAGTTGTTGACGAAGATATGATCATTCTTGCAGGTCATACAAGGCTTAAAGCTGCTAAGTTTTTGAATATGTCTGAAGTCCCTGTTCATATAGCAAAAGATTTAAGTGAAGAACAGAAAAAAGCGTTTCGCATTATGGACAATAAAGCTCAAGATTTCTCTGAATGGGATAAAAGTCTATTGTCAAAAGAATTACAAGCATTATCTGAAACTGACTTTGATTTGGAACTAACTGGTTTTCAATTTGACGAGATTGCTAAACTGACATCTGATCTTCTTGATTTTGAAGAACCTGAGGAGATTGTTAGTGATTCAGATTTTGAAGAACTTACAGACATACAAGCAAGTAATGTGCGCATGGTTAATTTGTTTTTAAACCAAGAGAGTGAGCCATATTTTCAAGAGATGATTATGTCTTTGCGTGAAAGATGGAAAAAAGAAAACTTAACTGATGCTGTGTTTCAAGCTGTACAAATAGCCTATAACAATGAAAACTTATAGATTAAAACCTTTTTACACCGATGATGAAATAAAAGCTAGAGAGGGTGAGTTTCTTACTGATAAAGATTATGACATGGTTATATCAGAAGATTGTGATGCATATGATGTTAATGGGGAGCCATTATTCTTTTTTAGAAAAAATAAAATACCTACTGAACTTTGTAAAAACGCATACAAATCTTTGCGACATGCTGCAACACCAACAAATAACAGAGGGGCAGCAGGTGGCTTGATATCAGAACAAACAATGTCTGATTTTAACATAGGCGAAAAAGGTAAATTAGGTGTAAGAGCAATCAAAAGCGATGGAACTTTAAGTAATACACGAAGGGCAAATACAGTCAACTCAGGCATAGTTGGATATTTTGATAGAACTGCGAGATTTCCATATTGTAGACAAACAGCATGGTATGAAAAAAATTTTAAGATGTTTGCAGATGCTTATCCATACATAAATTATATTGATAAATTATTTAAAGAAGCTGTTCCTGATAGATACAAAAAGCAAAAGGCAATGGCAGAAAAAACAAACAAAGATTTTATAATTGGTGATACTTCATTCACTACCGTCACTGTTAATAAAAATTTCAGAACTGCATTACATGTAGACGCTAATGATTATGAAGAAGGTCTAGGTAATTTAGCTGTTCTTGAAGCAGGTAAATATGAAGGAGCATACACTGTGATGCCTAAATATAGAGTTGCTTTTGATGTTCGCAGTGGCGATGTTTGTTTTTTTAATGTGCACGAATATCACGCAAACACAGAAATCAAAGCTAAATTAGCATATGAAAGAATTAGTATAGTTTGTTACTACCGAAAAAATATGCACAAATGTCTAGATGCCGAAGGTGAATTAAAAAGAGCTAAAAATAGACAGACTGGTGAGACTTTGAATTAATGTGCGCTGTATTAGGTCTGTACAATGATAATGGTATAGACAATATCTTATTAAAAAATCTCCTTAATCAATCAATGATAAGAGGAAAACATGCTACAGGTATTGCTTGGAATAATAAAGGTAAATTGGAATATGACATATTCACAAGCTCAGCAGATCAATATGATATACCTAATATAAAAACTAATATGCTTATAGCTCATTGCAGATATAGCACATCTGACCTTCAGTACAATCAGCCAATCACAGACAAAAACCTAGCCATCGTGCACAATGGCGTGATTACACAATCTGATCCTGCGACATGGGCAAATACATATGATATGCAGTTTTGTACTAAAAATGACTCTGAAATAGTTCTCAGGCATTGGCAAAAAAAAATACACCCTATAAACATAGAAGGCTCAATGGCAGTAATAGTCCTAGATATGGTAAATGAAAACAAACTTCATTTTTTTAGAAATGAGCAAAGACCATTGTATTGGGCTAAACATAAAAATCATTATGTAATAACAAGCACTAAAGATATTATGAAAAGGTCTAATATAAATAATGTGAATAAAACTGAAAGCTGTAAAGATTATTCAATACATGATGGTTTATTAGATGATGCATTAGTTCGTGATTGTCTTGGTGATTTGCAATGAAGTTTCTACAAGAATTTGACATAGAGGAAATAATAGAAAATTCACCTGATGGCAAAAACACCAAATTTTTAAAAGCTAGCCATAGTTTATGGAAAAGGTTCAAAAACTATGACAGCAATCCCCCATTCGCACTAGTAGAAAACAATGAGTATGTAGCGGTTATATTTGCCACACATAGCAAAAGAACAAACTATATAAACTTATATGAAATAGTTACAGTTCAAGGGCATGAAAGAAAAGGCTATGGCTCTAAGGTGTGGAATAATTTTGTAGCACATTGGTCAAATAAGGGCATGCAAAGAATCAAGTTATCATGTACTCCTGACTCTATAGGTTTCCATATGAAAAATGGCTTAGTCTTTTGGTCGGTAGATAAATCAGGAAGCCTGCGTTCAGATCAACCTTTACTAAGTTCTGCCAAAGAACAAATAGAGTTGCGGAAACAAGCTATTAATAATCCAAGTCTAGTTATGCCTGATTTTAAAGTTTGCGCTAAATTAAAAAAAGAAGACATTGAAAATTTATCTTTATCACAAAACAAACTAATTGAGACTTATCAAGCTATACAAACAGTCGGTGATTTTTGGTTAAGAAAACATTTATATGATTGATTACAGAAAACTAGAAAACAGAAAAGATGCTTTTTTATATTGGTGCGACTGGTCTATTAGATACAAAGATGTTGACCCTGCATTGTGGTTATTAAATTACCTTTTTGATAGATACGAGCATAATATAGAACAGAAGTATTGGATAGCATGGATATATGGTACTACTTATCATTTACCAGCTGCATGGGTGATTTGGAATGAGTTTCCTGACTATGAATTAGTAGATCAAGATAGATTGCAGTGGTGGAATGATTCTAATTATAAAAAACTAAGGTATCAGACTGACACAAAATATAACAAAGGTTATTTACCGCAACAATTTGAAAGCTATAAAAAATGGGTGAATTACAATAACCCTGAAAAAACTCAGAGACATAGGTTCAATAACATAGTAGAAAAAAATTCATTTAAATTTGCATGGGACACTATTAGCAAAAATATGTATAAATTTGGTAGATATTCAACATGGTACTACATGCAAACATTGAAGGATTGCGTTGGTGTCAATCTTTTGCCAAATGATTTAAAACTAGATGATTATAGTGGGAGTAGATCGCATAGAAATGGTTTGTGTTTTGCATTAGGGAAAGACGAATGGATAGATAAAAAACTACATAAATCTTGTATTGAGTATCTTAATTACGAAGCTATGAATTTGCAGCAAGAATTAAAAAATAAACATGGTAGTCATATGGATTTATACGAAATGGAGACATTGCTTTGTAGTTTTAAAAAAATATTTAGGAAAAGCAGGGGCAGATATCTAGGTTATTATCTAGACAGGCAAGCACAAGAGATAAAAAAAGTTGAGCAAGATGGTTGGGATGGGGTGGATTGGCAAGTTTTTTGGGATGCTAGAGAAGAAACGCTTGAAAAAAAATTACATAAGAGCAAAGAGATTAGAGACAACTTGTACCCATTGTTTTTAGAAACTGGCACATTTGAGTATAAAACAATATGAAATGTGTTGCTGTAGGCGGTGTCCCTGCGACTGGTAAAACAACTCTTATGAGAAAGATTATTAGATTGTTGAAACCAAAACATGAATTAGCTTTTGGATTGGTCAGAGGTATGCTTATAAATGATATAGCGATATTGGGTGTTTATAAAGACAATGAGATTTTTGCAGGCACTGACAAACTTTCAATGGCTGTACAAAATCATTTTGATAAATATGTAGCTAAAAAACATAAACATCTTATGTTTGAAGGTGATAGATTATTTACAAAAAACAATCTACTGAATTTGATTCATACACACGATACAAGAATAATTATATTACAAGCAGACGATAAAACTTTGCATCAAAGACACATTGACAGAAATGACAATCAAAATGAAAAGTTTCTTAAATCAAGAAAAACTAAAATAGAAAATATTATTAAAGAACCTCAATTAACAAAACATATTGAGTATTACAGTCTTATGACTGAACAAGAATCTGACATTCTTGCTTCTGATTTAGTAAAATTTATTAGTTTAAATTAGATGCATACCAATCATCTTCATCGTATGGAGCAACATATTTAACAAAACATCTTTTTTCAGTACTATATTGAAATTTTGCTTCGCCTATTTTTCCATATAAATCTTGTTCTCTGATTTTTCTAGTTATTACATTAGTTGAGTTTTGCTCAAAATCCCTATGTACAGTAAGCACTGCGTCAGCTTGATTGTGCCAATGTGCAGCACCACTAATATCATATGCTGTAGGCGGAAGGTAAGAGCCGTCGTTTGTTTTTGGTAGCTTTGTGGGATGCGCAATAACCCAACATACTATTTCATATATTCTTGTAAATCTTTTACATAAAGATATGAAGTCTCTGATATGTTCATCCTCTCTTTGATTACCGCTTCTGATCGCAGATACCTCGTTAAAAGGATCAATCACAATACCATTAATGCCGTGTTTATATATTGCTGATTTAGCGATTGATAAAATAAGTTCTATTGAAGGAATAGCATCTTTTGTTTCTATAAAATAAAAGTGTTTGTGTATAAACTCTAAACCCTCGTTAAGCTCAGCTTTTGTCATTCTGTTTTTAAAACCTTCATCAAATGGTTTTTGCAAATACATCTGCACCATCCTTCTAATATGCATTGAGGTTGAGTGTTCAGGTGAAAACATAGCGAATGACCAACCATGAGCCTTTGCTAAATTTATTAATATTTGATCAGTAAAAACAGACTTACCGTGATTAGGTATGCCTGTAATAACATGAAAAGTACCAGTCATTATTTTATATATCTCATCTAAACCATCCATGCCAATCTCTGTAGGCTTTTCGTAATTACCTTCATACAAATCATTTATTTGTGAGGAATAATCGTCAGCAGTGTATAAACCTTCAATTGGATATGGTGTAGCCTTTTCTATTATTTCACGAAGTTTCATAGCGCCGTGTTTAATAAGAACATCATTGGCATCTTTACAATTATCAGGAACGGTTACATACCAACATATATCTTTACCAAACCTATGCAGAAGTTCTTTATGCAAAGCCTTACCGCTTGAATCTTGATCAGTAAATAAAATAATTTTGTTAGCTACTAATTTGCAATTTTCTAACGCTTTGAATCTTGCATCATCTTTATCATACTTTGCTTCTTTTGGCGCACCATTTGGTAAAGTTGTACCGCAGTCAAACCCAACTTCAGCTAGTGCCAGCACATCAAATTCTCCTTCAGTAAATATCACTGTTTTTTCATTACATATTTTGTCGTAATTATAAAGAATTGATTTGGCATTTGCAGACTGCCTAAATTTTTTGTCTCTTGTACGATATTTGATATTGGTTAGTTGTCCATTTTCATCAAAGTACTGAAAAGCACACCACTCGTTTTCTTGCACAACATTATATTTATCGCAAGTTGACTTACTTATACCTCTTTCTTTCATATAGTCATAAAAGGTATTTGTTGCTGCTTTATTAGTTTTTGGCGGTTCAGGTTGAGTATATGTAGTTTTTTTATAAGGTTTATAAATTGAACCTGTGCTTTTGCCACCAGTCCACTCGCAATGATGGCATTTCCACATCACACTATCATTAGTTATTGTAACTGATAGGGGGTTGTCTCTAGGATTATGGGGCGGTTGACACTGCGGACACTTGACCTTTTGATTACCTTCTTGTTGATGTTTAAGGTTGATATTGTTTTCAATTAATGTTTTATCTATGTTCATATTATTATCCTGCTAAGTTATTAAGGTTATTATCCTTCAATTTTTTGTTTAAGTAATCTTGATACCTCTGTTGATTTAACCAAGTTGTTGCATGTGGTATGAATCTTTCCTCAGTACTAATGTTTTCTTGTGCAAAAACCTTTGTTGCATATATTATTTTTGAGTAATGTTTATCATCAAACTTACCAAAACTCACACTAGCTTGATATTTTCCAATCTTTCTTGGATATTCTTTCCAAAACTCATTGAATGAGTCACTGTATGTATCTTCTTTTGTATTCTCTTTAGTATTAGGGGGTTTAGCCACCCCTTCCTTAGGGGTTTGTACACCCTCACCCCCATGGGTCTCTACACCCCTACCCATAGTCATTATGTATAGGTTAGAGGTAAAGCCACCATCATCTTTTTTTCTATTTTGTATGCGTAAATGACCTTTTTGTTCTAGTTCACTGATAATCCTTTTAATATTTTTTGTATCATTTAGACCAATAGTTTTAGCTATGTGGCTGTAAGATGGGTAGCAAGTTCCTTTTTCGTCTGCATAATTGGCTAATATAATCAAAACTAATTTTTTAGTAGGAGTGAGACCATTAATTTTGATCGCTTGGTTTAGACATTCTATTGACATATATTTCCTTGTTTTTAAATTTAAATGGTAATTTTTTAGTTCCGAAGTAATTACCAACTCCTTCAACAGCAACATAACCATCGGTTTTTTTAGTGCCTGTCAACACTATGGGTGCATTTAGCCCCATGTAGAATCTAATTAAGAGGTATAAACTTCATAAAGGGTTCTTCTCTATGATCATCAGGCAACCACACAAGTTTTTCCTTAACTTCTTCTATGGTTAAACTACAGTTAGTAGTACCACCATCATCTGTTTCATTGGCAAGTATTGATCTTCCTGCATAGATTACACCTAGCTTAAAGTATCTATTGTCTTTAAGTAGACCTTCATCATCTACATACATAATGACACCACCACCAAGAGAAACTATATCAAAGCAACTGCATTGCATTGCTTTGTAATAATCATCTAAATTAGATTCACCAATATCAATGTAAGATAGGCTTTGGTCGTAAGGGTCAATTAGTATTACTTGAATTTTATTTTCTTCTTTCATTTTACCTGCTCTGTGAGCGTTTAGTTAATTGACTTGATTATTCCCCACTTACTGAAAAATAGAAACCCCTTAACGGAATATTTTATATATTTGTTTTGCAATCTCTATGAAGATAAGACAAAATGGAATACAATCCGTGAGAATATATAAGAATATATGAATAAAAAAACCAAGAATGTAAAACTTACAGATAATCTGAAACTAAAGATTAGGACAGAGTTTGTGCAGGGTTATGAGGATGAGGAAGGCAAAAGAGTGCTTTACACTCTTGATGAATTAATCAAAAAACATAAAGTTGCAAAATCTACAATGTATCGTGTCTCACAAAAAGAAAATTGGAAGCTGCAAAGAGAACAATTTAATCAAGAATATTTAGCAAAACTAGACGAAGAACGGACAAAAAATTTGACAGCAGAAGGTAAAAAAATGGACAGTCAAAGCATTAATCTTGCCAAAGCATTATATTCTACTGTCGGTGCTATCATCAGAAACAATAGCAACGCAATTACTGAGGGCAAAAAAGGATTGCCACCATCGCAAGTAAACTCATTAGCAAACGCTGCGTTGGCAGCACAAAGATTAGCAAAACTGGCACTTGGAGAATCAACTGAGAATATAGATGCAAACATTAAAGAAAACGACAGCTTCAGACGAGCTATGGAATTGCTTGACACAGTTGAATCAAGCAGAAGCCAAAGCGATAGAACTACGCACTGATTGGCTAGAAACAGCAAGAGAAAAACAACTACAACCTCAAACAGATCATTACATATGGTTGATACTTGCAGGTAGGGGTTGGGGCAAGACAAGGACTGGCGCTCAAGACATTGCTTTATACGCATTAAGAAACCCAAACAGTATATGTGCTGTTGTAGCTCCAACTGCTGGAGATTTAAGGCGTGTATGTTTTGGCGGTCCAAGTGGTTTGATATCTATACTACCTAAAGAATGTTTTTCAGATTCAAAAGAAAGAAAAGGTTATTCATCAAGTCTTAGTGAAGTGCGTTTATTCAATGGCTCAAAAATTGTCGGTTATGCAGCATCAGAACCTGAAAGGCTTCGTGGTCCACAATTTCATAGAGCTTGGTGCGATGAAGTTGCAGCTTGGCGCTATCCTGAAGCATTTGATCAATTAATGTTTGGCTTGCGTTTAGGTGATAATCCACAATGTCTCATTACTACAACACCAAAACCGACAAAGATCATTAAAGATTTAGCAGCAAGAGAAGATGTGATAATAACTTCAGGAAGCACTTTTGAGAATGAAGCCAATTTAGCAGACTCTGCTCTTGCAATGCTTAAAGATAAATACGAGGGCACAACACTCGGCAGACAAGAACTATATGCAGAAATTATTGAGAACCTAGAGGGCGCATTGTGGACAAGTGCGCTTATTGATGAAGTAAGATTGCCTGATGATACCGAAAAAGAGCTTAAAAATATTATTGTAGCTATAGACCCTGCAGTAACTAATAATGAAGATTCAGACGAAACTGGTATAGTGGTAGTAGGCAAAGACCATAATAATGAGTATTATGTACTAGAAGATGCTACAGGGAAGTACAGCCCTGATCAGTGGGCTAGAAAAGCAATCAATTGTTATTACGATTGGGGTGCTGACAGAATAGTAGCAGAAGTAAACAATGGTGGCGATTTGGTGGAAAGACTATTAAGAGGAATGGATTTAAACATTCCTTATAGGTCGGTAAGAGCTACAAGAGGTAAACTCATAAGAGCAGAACCTATTGCAGCTTTGTACGAGCAAAGGCGAGTTCATCACATTGGTTATTTTCCTGAATTAGAGTCACAAATGTGCAGTTATTTAGGAGAAACTAAACCAAGCCCTGATAGATTAGATGCTTTAGTTTGGGGATTATCTGAATTGAGCAAGTCTAAAGGCGAAGTAAATTGGAGAATAAGCTAATGGCAGAACAAACATTTTTACAAAGATTGTTTAACAGACAACCTGTAGAACAAAAAAATTCAAACATGATGGGTTATTTCGGTGTTGGCACTGATGAAGCAAAGACTTATAAATATGCAGACCTAGCAAAAGAGGGCTACCTTAAGAATGCCATTGTTTACAGATGCGTCAACGAGATAAGCAAAGGCGCAAGCGCAGTACCATTTGTGATAAAAGCAGGTGATCAAATCATTGAGCAACATCCGTTGATTGATTTACTAATGCGACCAAACCCACTGCAATCGTATAGCGAATTTTTTAATAGCCTTTTTGGTTATGTATTACTTAGTGGTAATGCTTACATTCTTAAGACTGGCTCTGATATGGGCGCACCAAAAGAACTGCATCAACTAAGACCAGACCGCATAAACATCAAAGGTAGTGGCAAACCAATTCCAGAAAAATATGAATACATGGTCAATGGTAGAGTTGCGCAAACTTATTTAATAGACCAAGAAAACGGATTTAGTGAACTAAAACATATTAAGTTATGGAACCCTCTAGATGACTACTATGGACTTAGTCCGATGAGTGCTGCTGCTGTTGAAGTAGATCAATTCAATATGTCAAGCAAACATAATGTAAATCTTTTGCAGAACGGAGCAAGACCTAGTGGTGCTGTAGTATTTAAGCCACAAGATGATCAAGGCTTTGCTGTTAATCTTAGTGAATCACAAAGACAGCAACTTATCACTGATATGAATAATAGGTTTACTGGTGCAAATAACGCAGGCAGACCTTTGTTGCTAGAGGGAGACTTTGATTGGAAAGAAATGGGTCTTAGTCCTAAGGATATGGATTTTTTAAATCTAAAACATATGAGTGCAACAGATATTGCTCTTTGTTTTGGTGTACCTAGTCAGCTTGTAGGTGTTCCTGATAGTCAAACCTACGCCAATGTAGCAGAAGCAAGGCTTGCCCTGTATGAAGAAACAATTATTCCTCATCTTAGAAAGATGGCATCTGACTTAAATGAATGGTTAATACCATTGTTTGATGATCGCTTGACACTAGAGTTTGACATTGATTCTATACCTGCGCTATCAGAAAGAGTAAAAAGAACTTACGAGAATGTAACCTCTGCTGTAAGAGAAGGCATTATGACTAGAAATGAAGCAAGACAACAGCTA